ATATACTTGAAATTCTACTACATCCCCATCCGCTAAATCTGCTTTAATAAACTCAAGTGTGTATTCTATTTCCCATTCTTCATTAGCTAGAATGTCCATTGCTCCGGCAGCACCATCACCATGCTGACCATCTTCACATTGGCCTTCGTTAGAATTAGTGGCGTAAGTACCGGAGCCTAGTTGTTGTGTTGTTTCTCCATCATCTGTAAGTTTAGTTGAACTGAACGCTTTTACTACTGAAGAAGTAGTTGTTACATCTGTGTATGTGCCTCCATTTAAACTGTACTGAATTAGTCCCCAATAATTAAAGCCGTCGACGCCGCCATCTTCCTGCACTAAGATTCTTAGTCTTGCTTGAACGTTGCCCGCACCTAAATCGAAATCATGAGTAGTATTGACAATTTCTAGCCAAGTCGCATCTGTTTCATTTGTTCCGTCATCATCGCGCCAGCGATAAGAATCTTGGTCGTAGTTTATAACATTATGCGTCATTTACTTCAACTCTCTAGGCTGACTTCTAAATATTGATCTTGGAGTTTTAGATAGCTCAGGGTCATTCCCTGCTTTACTAATAATATCATTAAAAAGTTTATTTGGTATTGTTCTCCCCAGTTTTAGCCCGTGTATATTTCTATCCTTATCATGAGCTAGTTGATCCACTAAGCCTATAAAATCTGAACCATACCATATAGGTCTGCCCTCTAAATCTTTAGCCCAATAATAATTCCAACGCTGTAGCATCATACGTTGACCTTTTTCTTCATAGGCAATAATGGCAATCACGCCAAAAGCAGGAGCGTGTTCCGGTTCGCCCATTGTATTATCAAAGGACGAACCGTCATCATAGTATATACGCCAATCGATCATTAAGCCATCCGGTATAAATCTTGTGCGCGGTCTTGTGCTGTTACCGATACGTTATGTAAAGCGTCATGTAACTTATGAATAGAAACCATTGCTTGTTTCATATCAGTAACCATAGCAACTTGGTCTACATCAGCCGTTATATCGCCAAATAATGAATCAGCAAATAGTTGATCCGTACCTCCATTAGCAGAAAAAGCTTCAAGCAAATCTTGATAAGCATTTTCCGCTAATGTAATAGTAGTTAAAACATTTCTACTATGTTGCTCTACAATACGTTCAGCTTGCGCCCACGTTAAACTTTTTGAATGTGCCATTTAAAAATATCCTTCTTAGTTAGGGTTTTATACTATAGTAAAGATACCGGCAGCAGGCCAAGTAATAGTAAGCGCACCAGCACTCATATCGACTGGACCATCTAACTCTACAAACGCAATCGCTTGACCTGTAGTTACGTGGTAAATTAATCCCCACCAAGCATCAACATCGTTTGAACCGTTCTGTGCCCAACTCGGGTCAGTATCGGAATCGAACTTCATCGTCACGCCCGTTTGACTAACCATTACCCCGAGGTTGTCTAAAGATAAACCCCCTGCTACATACGAACCTGCTACGCCTACTTCTGTGTAATCAGAAAGAGTAGGAGTCAGGTCGCCAACTAATGGCGCTAACGTGTTGTCCAAAATAGCACATTTGATATCATCAGCCGCTTCCCAACCGCCGTCAATCATAAATGCTTTCGCTTCGTTAAATACAATAATGTCGCCTACGGCCATTGTCTTGTCCTCTGTTTATGTTAAAAAATTACTTTCTCATCCAACCCGATTGTTTACGGCCAGACATTCTTTGTTGAGACACTCTATTACTTTTGACGCGCTTCCTTGGCGTAGAAGTAGCAGAAGCCGCAACGGGTTTGCTTAAATCGGGATTCAATAATTCTAAAGCCGCATAATTGTACGCTCGAATATCGCACGCTTCATTTCTTGCTCTAGTCTTTACCCATTCCCGTCTTGGAAATCCTTTTACAAATTTTGTTACTAGCTTCTCAGCAGTTAACTGATGGAAATACTCTTCGTCATAGTCCATAGGGAAATGACTATACCCTTCTCCAACGTCCACCTGGTTTAGTGATCCAAGCATTGTAGCCTTCGCAGTATCCACGCCAATGATTAGCACTTTACGTTTATGAGGGTATCCAATTATGTCTCTCGGGTTAGCAATCGCTCTACCTTCTCCCGCCATACCTTTAATAGCATAGAACCGAGTAATGGGGCGAGTGGCGCAGTAACTATATACTACTTGAGTATGATGCCCGCCTGAGTCGATACAACCGCAAGAGATAGTCATAGGTAAGTCATCTTCATTACGGTAAGTGTCTTTCAATACCGTTGTTAACTCTGCCCATACTTCGTGGTGGTCTGGGTCGCCCATTAAAATGCCGTACTTGACGCCCCAGCTCTCTCGCCCTTCGCCCCAACCGACAATTTCATATTCTAATCGGTCACCTTGGACATCTACTGCTATGGTTAAAATTTTAACCTCTGCTGGAATTGTATACTCTTCGCGGCGTTGGTATAGTGCGTGAGGGTCTGACGTGACGCCATCCTCTTCAAATGTTTCGCCTAGCGTAGTATTGACCCAAGTCTTTAAAGTTTCCGCATTACCTTTAGAAGATATAAATTCCACTTTTATTTCTTCCCAAGTTCTCCAAGTAGAATAGAGTTCATTAATATGGAACCCTACCTTGCCGTGCTTAGGTAGCATTTCAGGAATCCAAATAGGTTCCTCCTCCTCTACTTCTACTTTGAACCGCCATTCTCCTTTAGCGACCATCTTGATCTTTTCTTTTTCTTCGATAACGCATCCATGCGTATCGCATACATAGTAGGCAGGTTTATCGTCAGTCCACTGTACGTTTGACCATTTTAGGTTCTGATAAGTTTCACAGTGCGGACATGGAACAAAAAACCTGCCTTGGCAGGATTCCTCGTAAGCAGTTTCTATACGGCTTGCTCCCTTTACGGTAGGAGTGCTTGTAAGTATCAGCTTACGATTAGGAAAAGTGTTTGAACGTTTTTTAGCTAAACTAACAGGGTCACCTTCAGTACCCGCTGAGATAGGATATCTATCAACCTCATCACATAGAACATCCCTTATAGGGCGAGAGGCTAGAGAAGCTGGGCTGTTAGCTCCGGCCATCGTTATGTGCCCCCCAAAGAATGTTTTATGTAATAAAGTATTACCGCTGTCTCTTGAACGCGGGTCTTGAACCTTGCCGAATAGAGCAGGCGTATCTCGAAGCATTGGAGCCAATCTATCTTTACTCCACGCAGTGGCCATATCTAAAGTAGGCTGCAATAGTAAAACTGGGCCAGCGTTTTGGTCGATGATATAGCCAACAATATTATTGACTATCTCGGTCTTACCTACTTGGGCAGAACTCATAACCACAATAGTATGTACTCGCTTATTATTGTAAGCATCCATTATCCCCTTTTGGAATATTGCTCTACTTGTTCGCCACTGGCCTGGCTCTGCGCTTGCTTCGGGGCTTAGTCTTCTGAACTTGTCCGCCCACTCGCTTACCGTCATCTTTGTTGGCGGCTTTAGTATCAGCCTTGCTTGTTTGTCGCACTTGCTTATATTCATCCGGCATCCCATCCCCTGATAGTTCTTCTAGGGCTTCGATTAAAAAGTATTCTAAATGATCTTCAACATCTTCTAGGCTAGTTGCGTCTAAAGCGACTTGCGCTGCCTTAGGCGGTATCGCCAAAACCTTCGCACGGAACGCTCCTAATAAATTGCTCCAATGCTCTATAATATCTTTAGCAGGTACCAATTCGCCTTTCAGCTTCTTAACTTCCAACGCTTGCTTATCCGCTTGTAGGGTTACTAAGCGAGTACGCTGTTTAGGCAGGGAACCTTTACCGTCATTATCTTCCATATCCCGCTCTTGCATATACTTAACACATTCGCGTACGTCATAGAATAGTCTGGTGCCCCGCTTTATAGTTTTAACTTTCCAAAAAGATAATGCCTGTCCCGTTATACCTAGCACGGATGCAGTATCTTTTTTCGATAACATAAAATCAAATTCTTTACTCATTGGCTTACCCTGTACATAATATAATTTATTGGCAAATTTCTATGACTAGTTGTATGTCGCGCATCGAATTACC